AAGCTGTTCGATGCGCTCGATGAATTGCCGCAGTTCCTCGCCCGCGACATTGTGGCCCATGTTCGATCCGTCCATCTCGCCCTCCATTTTTCTTGAGCAAACGCGCTATGGTTGTGGTCAGTTCGGCCCCGTGAAAACCCGGTCCAGCACCACGCGGCGCACCTCGGCCACGTCCCGCCCGGCCTTGGCCGCGACGGTGCGCAGGATGTGATCGTGGTCCGCGCCCTGCGGCGTGCGGTTCATGGCGGCCTCAATGCGCAGGTATTCGGCGTTGATCTCTGCGTCGGTCATGGGGCAGGTTCCGCATCGTCGTGACGCGCGATTAATGCCCGGCCCATGTTACGGTCGCGGCAATAGTCTCTGAATCCGGGCGCATTCAGATTTTCTCGCTGCGTCCCCCACGAGAGATTATCCGCCCGATTATTTGCGGCGTTCTCGTCAATATGCATGACGACGGCCCCAGCAATGGGTTCCTTGCCGTGAAATGCCTCGCAGACGAGTTGATGAACCTTGTAGGTGTGGCCCTTGAGAACAACGATGAATCGCGCATCCAGTTTGTTCCAGACGCCGAATGTCGGTTGACCTCCGTAATGACGATCCCCTCCCTTCGGCATTTCGCCAAGGTATGGGGCGACCATTATCCTCCCCTCGCTTGATGCGAGATACTGCGGGACCGATGGTACGACACGCCACACCTCCCCGAATCCTGCCCTGCCAACCATTAAAAAGGCACCTCGTCGTCATAGGTCGACGGCCCCGGCGGCATGGTGTCGGCGGCGTAGGCTTCATCCTGCCCGCGCGCTGCACCGCCGCCCGATCCTTCCGGCCAGTCGATAATGCTCAAGTTCGACGAAAACCCCGACAACACGACTTCTGTCGACCAGCGGTCATTGCCGTTCTGGTCCTGCCATTTGCGCGTTCGCATTTGCCCCTCGACCAGAACCCGCGCACCCTTGCGCAAGTATTGTTCCGCGACGCGGGCAAGCGCGCCCCAAACAACGATATTGTGCCATTCGGTGCGCTCTTTCTTCTCGCCCGTGGCCTTGTCTTTCCACTGTTCGCCCGTGGCGACAGAGAATGACGCGACCTTCTCCCCGGCCTGCGTGGTGCGGATTTCCGGGTCCTTGCCGAGACGGCCAAGAATTGAAACGCGGTTCAGATCAGCCATCAGGCAACTTCCTTCATGTATCTGTTTTGCAGGTCGGAAATCTCGGCATCGACCTCGACCAGGAACGAGACAACAGCGGCTTCCATATCGGCAATCATCGTGTCGTCGCGCAGGACGCGGCGGACCAGCATCTGCATTTCATCAGGCAGACGCGGGTCGAAGCTGACGAAATCGCACCACGCGCGGCCGGTGCAGGCCATCTGCCATTGCATCTGTTTGATGTATTTCCCGTCGATCTCGGCCCCGCGCAGGGTTGCGATGTGGGTCGCGCTGTTCGGGCACTTGATTTCGACCAGCCCATTTGCGCCGACCAGCCCGTCCGGGCTGGCACCGCTCATGGCAATTGACGGGTGCGGGATAAACCCGACTTCCTCGACATCTCGGCCCGTGTTGAGCGTGTAGCAGGCCCGGGCTTGCGGTTCCGTTTCGGTGCCGTGGTCCATTGCTGAATTGCGAAACCCCTCCTGCGCAACGCCGGTCAGCCGTTCGACCACCAATTGCGCCCGGTAATTCGCGCGGGTCGCGCTAGGCGCCCCGCCACGTCCTTGGGCCATCACGTCCGCGATCTTGCTGGCCGTGACCTTGCCAAGCCGGGCGGCGAACCATTCTTCGGTGCGCTGATCCATCACGCGGCACCCCGCGTCTTGATCGTCGCCAGAAGCTTGTTCTTGATCCTGTCGAAATCGCGGGCAGGCAGGAAATCCAGCGCGCTGACCTTGGCGGCAGTCAGCACCACGCTCTCGTCAATCCCGGCCTTTTCGATCAGGCCCGTCAGCTCCTGCCACTGATCGGCGGTGATGTTCTCGTTGCCGATGCGCTGATCGGCAACCCGGCCGTCGTCATCAGCCGCGGCGGCCAGTCCCAGGGCGGCCTTGAGCGTGTAGCGTTGCAGGTAGGTCACGGTGGACCCGACCGCCTGAATGCTGTTCTTCGCCCCGCTGGTGTCGGGCTGGCCCGAAAGCGTCGTTTCCTCGCTGTGCCCGTCCTTGTGGGCAATGATGCAGGTCACGATAATCCGGTCAGTCTGGCTCACCCGGTAGCGGTAATGCAGGCCGTAGCGCGACAGCGCGCCATCGACGGCGTTGGAAATGTCGATCAGCGTCTCATGGTCAAAGCNNCTGACCTTGCCGGATTTCAGGATCGGCTTGAACTCGGCCTTGGCGGCGGCGATGGCTTGATCGAATGCCCGGCGGGAAATATCGCGCTGGTTCCGATCCTGCAATTCCATCAGCTTTTCGATCACCGCCACGTCGTGACCGCGCTCCAAGGCGCGTTCGATCATCGACATGGGCGTGACGACTGGCAGATTGACCACCTGCCCGGTTTGCTCAGGTCTTTCCACCGGGACGCCCGTTTGCGCGTTCATCTTTTCGATCCATGGTTAGGGTGAAATCCAAGGTCCTGATTGGCCCGCATACGTGCGGCCACCGCGTCTGAATATTCGTGGAATGATCCAAGGGACTTGACATGCCCGCCGCAGCTGATGATGGCCTGCCACTTCCTGCCAACGCGGCGGACCCCATTGAACCCGGACGTGTTGTCGCTTCGCAATCGCTTGTTTCGACTGTTTTCCGAAGCAGTCACATGGCGCAAATTGGAAATGCGGTTGTCTGTTTTGTCACCGTTGATGTGGTCGATCTGAAGCGTCGGCCACTCACCGTGACAGAACGCCCAAACGACAACGTGAGCGTTGACGCAAACTCCAAGCATCGTTCCACCGGGGTAGCCTTCGCCGTTAACCTTCGTGAAGGCAGGCTTGCCAGCGTATCTGGTATTCCACGCGCGCTGATATCGGCTCGCTTCATCGCCCAAGTGCAAGAAATCATCTTCGCTGCGGTGCAACCAAACGAATATCCCCGTCATCGGGTCATATGACAGGTAGTTCCTCAGCGCTTCGGGCTTGCATGGTTCAGGCATTTGGCGCAAGTTCCTCTCGTTGCTCTTGCCCGGCGCGGCGCGAGATGTGGTGTCCTCGCTGCGTCGGGCGGTTTCAGGTCGTCTTGATCCCCACGGTGGCCAGCGCCTCGGGAATGTCCTTCACAACAGCCGCCGAACCCCGCCATGTGGCGTGCCATGCGGCTTCGTCGTCTGTCAGCTTGCGGGCGGATGGGGGTTTGGCCCCGTCCTTGACCTCAAGCAGGTGGTTCGTGCCGCGATAGCCGACGGCCAGATCGGGAAACCCCGATCCAACGGCATGAAGCGGCGTGACGCTGGCCCCGGCCTTCCGCAGCGCGGCGACAATCTCGGGTTGGTTTGCATCGACCTTGGCGGCGCGGCGGATCATTGCCGCCCCCGCCGCGTCTTGCCGAGCATCGCGATTTGCCGTGAAATAGCGGCCAGCAGGTCGGTCGTGATGGCCTCACCATTCGCGATGATCTGCTGGCGCATCGCCATGACCTCCCCTACGGAGGTGCTGGATTCGATCTGGCGGATCAGGTGCCGCTCGCGGTCCTCTGTCATTCGGCCGGCTCCACCCATGAGAATGTCTGAGCCATATCCGTCCCGAACAACCCGTCCGCCGCAGGTGCCAGGTTCGGGATCAGTTTCCGGTAGGCTGGACC